TTGGATACCTACCCGATTAGCTCCAATTCTTTAGAGAAGTTCTTTCATATAAACGGAGACCTGTTAGGCCAACAGTACAAGGAGCACCTGAGTGATTACAACACATGGGAACAGAAGGGGCATGCCCACGAGTGGATACTGTTTCCGGAAAACATGGGCCCCCGGCTCAGCATCGACGAGACGAGCCTCTCAAACGGAGAGCTGTATACAATCCTGACGAACAAGGACGCAAGAGGTCAGAAAGGGACGATAGTGGCCATGGTTGAAGGCACAACCTCTGAGAAGGTAATAGGTGTATTAAACAAGTTGCCTAAAAAGTCAAGGGACCGTGTATCCGAGATTACCCTGGACATGGCCGGTTCTATGAATCTTATTGCCAAACGTTGCTTCACTAATGCAGAACAGGTCATTGACAGGTTCCATGTACAGAAACTGGCTCTTGATGCCTTGCAGGAGATACGAATTGCTCACAGGTGGGAGGCTATAAATGAGGAGACTAATGACATTGAAAATGCAAGGGCAAACAAGGTTGAATATGTCCCTCAAGTCTTAAAGAATGGAGACACAAAGAAACAACTCCTCTTCAGAAGCCGCTACCTGTTGTTCAAATCTCCCGACAAGTGGTCGGAAAGCCAGAAAAAAAGGGCAAGGATACTTTTTAAACTCTTTCCGGATATCAAAGAAGCCTTCTCTCTCGTACACAGTCTCAGATGCATTTACAATCAAAAGCATCCCAAGAATGTGGCAATTGCAAAACTGGCTCTGTGGTTCAACAGGGTCACGGATTCCGGGTTTAAATCATTCAACTCAATCTCTGCAACAATATATGCACACTATGACAAAATCCTGAATTACTTCAACAACAGAAGCACTAATGCTTCTGCCGAATCTTTCAATGCGAAAATCAAGGCCTTCAGGTCTACCCAGAGAGGTGTCAGGAATATCAATTTCTTCCTCTTCAGGCTAAGTAAAATTTATGCCTGAAATTTATTGCTCCACCTACTTTTCAATTTGATCCATTAATACCGGGTATTATAAAGTGTTATAACAAAAAAAAGGATGTCACATAACATCCTTTTTTTTGTGGAGAATAAGGGATTAATTCTGAGAGTCTACATATTTACACTATATTGGTTGCCTGATATTTATGTTTCTTAAAAATCTCCTTTTTTTGTGCGGGATGTCCCGTTTTTGACCCGGTCAAAGATGTCGCTTCTCTTACCAATCTTGTGTCTTTTCTGACTTGTAATTCTGTATAAATGACTCAATACTATTAAATATATCCTTTGAGAATAGAGTCATTGTTTCTTTTATGTTTTCCGCTACTTTATTATGTGCAGCACTACTTAAACCTCCCTGAAATTGTTTTTCATTATCTAGAATTAACCCAAGAGAGCATTGTTTAGCGTTACCAGGAAGGTTTGTGTGAGTGATATTAGTTATCTCCACTTTTATTCTTCCGTCTCTTGATTGTATTTGTACTGTGTACTCGATAAACCCATCATATGCCATATATGCAAACTTATTCATTGAATACTCTTTTGCTCCTTTTCCTGTTATTGAATTTACGCTCGGATCATCACTTTGTATAACTTTTTTGGGAGATGGGAAATTCATTACAAACCATTGCTTTGATGCTTGATATAATGTTTTTGCATCAACAGAGTCAATCTTTATTATAGAACTATAAGTTAGTGCTCCTTGAGAGTAAGCAGGTATCTTACAACAAATAATAATTATTAATACTAATAAGGCTTTTTTCATGATTAAAATATAATGGTGAATTTGTTTTTGTGAATTATCCTGCATTGTTCATCTTTTCTTTGTTGCCCTGTCGAGCAACATTGTCGTTTTTTACTTCTTTCTCTACTAGGAGCAAATTTGTTCGTGATAAATCCGAGATGATTTTGTCTTTTTCTTCTAGTTTTTCTTTTAAGAATTGTATTTCATTTTTTTGAGAGCTGACCAGATCAACCAACGTCTTTTGGTCTTCAGGTTCAAGTTTTACTCCTTTTGCGCGCATCATTTCACCTTGGCCGGTAAGTAGCCATTCAGGAGAGATATCGTCAAATTTTTCGATAATTGCGAACAATATTTTGTATCCGGGCTCATTTTTTCTCGCAATAATTTTACCAATCGCAGTATCTGAGCAATCAATTGCCTTTGCAAACGCTCGGACACTCAATTTTTTTTCATTGATTATTAGTTCTATACGTTTTCCAATGTCCATATTGCGAAATATTTTTTGCGTATGCGAATTATTATTCGCACTTTTACAACTGTAATCACAATCATAACCACAAATATAACCAGTTATAAATGGCTGAATATACTAATAATTTAGAATTATCCTATGGGCTTGCCAAGAAAATTGCCAAGGAAATTCCGACTACTCCGCAGTATGTCAGGAACGTAGCATATCGCTTTCGCAATGGATACAACATATACGGCGTAAAGTCCACAAAAATTATAGAGCTAATTCAAGAATCCCATACTTGACCCGAAAGGCAGGGGGCGTGAAACGGTAGCACGCTAGAGGTTAAATCCTTTATAATACCCTGCCTTTTTTAATCCTACCGTATAAACTAATACTACTGTACCATGAATCCATTTCAACAAGCTCTATCTTCTGTGTTAGAGCAAAACTCACAGGGTCTTGAGTTTATTTCTAAAGGCCCGAACAAAGTCAGGACTATCGTTAAGGGGATAGTTTTTGAGAATTACTCAGAACTTCCAAAAGAAGCCCGCTTTGCAATTGCAAGGTGCATTCAACCACATCTGCCGGCTTACACTATGCTTAGAAAGACGTATGATGTGTTGGAAGCAGAAGAAAGATTGTGTTGGTGTCTTTTCGGCTCTTTTGACGGATCAGTTGACATACAGCTTCATAAGAATAAAGCTAATGAGGAGTTGAGTTCTCATTGCACAAAATGTCAGTATGAGAAGCCATTTTGTAATCGCGTATTGCCCGGACTTACTCCACGACAACAAGAGTGCATTCTTCTACTCAGGAAAGGAATGACTGATAAGGAAGTGGCTCAGGTGCTTAATATCTCATACCTGACAGTTATTAAGCACATCGATAATGCCGTCAGGAATTTCCGGGATATAACCGGTAAGAATGTTACAAGGCAGTACATTCTTTCACAGCTTGTTAATGCCGGAATATAATTTAGTTGTGATGTCTGATATAAAACTTATATATATAGATCTTTTCTGCGGTGGCGGTGGAACAACAACTGGTGTTCACCGTGCAAGACTTAGCGGAGATAGTTGTGCTATTGTAGCTTGCTGCATTAATCATGATGAAAATGCTATCAGGAGTCACAAGAGCAACCATAAGAAAACCCTTCACTTTACAGAGGATATAACCCTGCTTTACAACACAAGCAGGATGCAAAAGCTTGTTAGCCATGTCAACTCCCTTAGAAAGCAATACCCGTATGCACAAGTAGTGTTGTGGGCAAGCCTTGAGTGTACAAATTTCAGTAAGGCAAAGGGCGGTTTACCACGGGATGCCGACAGCAGAACTCTGGCAAATCACCTGTTTCCATACATAGAGGTTATCAATCCGGATAGAATTCAGATTGAGAATGTGGAGGAGTTCATGAGTTGGGGAGAGATTGACGGACATGGTAAGCCTATATCAAAACTTGCCGGAACTGACTACATAAGGTGGATTAACGAAGTGTGCTCCTATGGTTACAAATTTGACTGTCGCATCCTTAATGCGGCAGACTTCGGGGCCCTGACATCAAGAAAACGTTTCTTTGGTCAGTTTTGCAGGGATGCCGAACAAATCTATTGGCCTGAGCAAACACACGCAGAAAACCCACAAAACGACCTATTCGGAAGGCAACTAAAGAAATGGAGAGCTGTTAAGGAGGTCCTTGACTTCTCTGATGAGGGGGAATCAATGTTTGACAGGAAAAAGCCCCTTGTAGATGCTACATGGGAAAGAACCTATGCCGGCCTTGTTAAGTTTGTTGCGGGAGGAAAGAAGGAGTTTCTATTGAAGTACAACTCTATGAGCAGATCGCGCAAATACATTGCGCCAAGTGTAGATAGCCCCTGCCCTACTATTTCAACGCAAGGACGGCTGAATTTATGTAGGGTTGAGTTTTTACAGAAAGCATATTCCGGACATCCGGACAGCAAGGTTTTATCTACTGATAAGCCCGCAGGTGCAATAACAACAAAAGACCATCACCAAGTTGTTTTTGTTTCCGCTTATTACGGCAACGGTGATAATGTTTCAGGTATAGACAAACCCGCTCCTACTGTAACAACTAAGGACCGGTTGGCTTTGGTTACGTCAAAGTTTTTATGTTCATATAATTTCAAGGACAAAGCAAAAGACATAAACAAACCATGCCCAACACTACTGACAAAAGACAGGTTAGCATTAGTTCAGACAAGGTTTATGGATCAACAGTATGGGCAAAGCAAACCAACCGACATAAACAGGCCACTTGGTTGTTTAACGGCTAATCCAAAATATAACATTGTTACTCCCCAGTGGCTGATGAACACAAACTTCAACAACATAGGTTCATCGATAGAAGACCCTGCTCAAACCATAACAGCAAACAGGAAGTGGCACTATCTTATGAATCCACAATTCCAAAGCAAGGGAGGGTCTATTGACAGGCCTTGTTTCACCCTTATTGCCAGAATGGACAAACAGCCCCCATATCTTATTGAAGCATCGGCAAAACAGGATTCTACACCTTCATTCGTTAAGGTATCCGGCAATCAGATAGTTTATGAGGTCTATGACACAGACTCTGACATAATGAAAAAGGTCAAGGAATTCATGGCGATTTATGGAATTGTCGACATCAAAATGAGGATGCTCCGTATTCTCGAACTGAAAAAGATAATGGGATTCCCCGAAGACTATGTTTTAATCGGCACTCAAGCGGAGCAGAAAAAATTCATCGGCAATGCGGTTGAGGTTCATATGGCTACAGCATTGGTTGAAGCAACAGCTCAAGGTATAAATCAATTTATTAAAGCAGCATAAATATTACACTATGAATAATGAAAACACACCGGAAGGATGGAATAGGGCCAATCGTGAACAGGCTAAAAAACTAGCATCAAAGGGAAGCTTAGAAGGTAGATACCCTGTAAGGATTGATCATAGAACTATCATTTATAAAAGGAAGACATTATGAATAAAATTAGTCATTACCGGTTAAGTATAAGCCGGAAGTTTCCAAAAACACATCCGAGAGCAGGGGAACAGACATATTTTAAAGAAAAAATTGATAATGCAATAGGCGAAACTCAAAGCTGCAATGTTGTGATTCATACGGAATGCGGCGAAGTTGAAATTTGGCCGAAAATTCACACCATTCGCGCAAACTACCCTCTTTGGGAGAAACGCATGAAAAAGGTTCAAGCAGGAAAAGCGGTCATTGAATTATACTATTGGCAGGGCAAACCTCGCAAATCTAAGCAAATCGTTTTTGCAACTCTTGACAAGGATTCAGGGTGCGGATTACAGAAACTTGATTGTAGTGAAGATTACCTGTATTCTGTTAAGATTGATGATAGATTTTCTGCAATAGACACAGATGTTATTGCCAAAAATGATGGCCTTTCGTATCGAGATTGGGAAAATTGGTTCGAAAAATACGACCTGTCAAAACCTCTTGCAATTATCCAGTTCACATCGTTTTGGTATTAATCAATTACAAATAATACACTATGAGATATTTACTTCACTATGATTGTTACCGGGTACTGCAAAATGCACTACATCGTGACATAGATAAATTCCTGAAGTCCATTGACAGAACCGTTATACCTGAAGGGTACAGTGATGAATTTGCTGCTTTCATTCAGCGTACTGTAAAATCTCTTCAAAACACTCATGACAAATGTCGACCAGTCGATATATGGGTAGAAAGTTCTAAGTCGTCATTAGACTGGACCATTCACATACATGGCAATTTATTCGTTGTTCGTTTCTTAAGGATGTCAGACAGAACTGCTAATGATGCATTTGGCTGTAATCCATCTTAATTTTTTCTAATTCAATAAGCATGAAAGCAACAATTCAAATAACAGAGAAGCAAAGAAAGCAGTTCAACATTATGCTGAACGCTTTAAAAACAATAAAGGCATATCAATCACCCAGACAGCTTCGCAAAGAAAGCCTTAAGGATTGGGGATTGGACTTCGAAGAAGCTATAGAAATGGCTTATGAAAATATTCAAAATGAAGCGTGTTCTTCCTGTAAGAATGTTAAGCCATTGTAAAACTAAGAGCATGGAACTTAATAAAAAAACTATAAACACTGTAGTCAATGCATTACAGGTTGCGAAGAAAGTCACAGAACTTTCTATACTGGTGTCTACAGATCCATTCTTGCGTACAAACCAACCTCTTTGCGATATTACGGATGGACTGATAATGACTACAGAGCAAATTAAAGAGTATGATGTTCTCATTAGTCAGTTCAAAGGATTGTCCGAAAGGCAGGATTATCAATTACTTGAGGAGTAAGATATGACAATAGTAACAAAAGACGGCAAAGAATACAGACCACTACTATTCGGTAGTATAGATAATCCGGAACCTTCAGAATTCATCACATGTATAATTGACTCAGACGAGCCTGAACTTGATATGTTCAAGAGGCCGATTCATCACAAGATCCATATAAGTGATGTGAAGTGCTTTAAAGGTTCTTTCAGTACGACTCCTATAGTATTCCCAGAACATCATAGAAAAATGAATAATGGCTTCTAGAATCGAGAAAGATGATATACTTCTTGCCACAGAAGGTGGTAAGAATGTCATATTGGACTATTATCCTCAGGCATCTGTAGGGTTCTCCGGAAGGAGGAACTTTAAACTCAGGGCCGATGACCGTAATCCTTCCGGAACAGTGTTCCTTAAAGATGGGGTTTGGTTTATCCAGGACAAAGGCGGAGTAGACACAAAAGCCTACACCGCAATAACACTAGTCATGGATAAGGAAGGAATCAACTTCCCTCAAGCTCTAGAGTTCATTGCACGGAAGTTTGCACCACACCTTTTGGAAGACCGCTCAGCTTCTGTTGGGCCACGTCCAAGGATGGAAAAAGTAAAGGCTTCTGATTCTATCATTGTCAATGTACGGCCGGGAGGGGAGTTTACTCAGCGTGAACTGGATCTTCTAGGACATAAGATCACACAGAAGGTCTGTGACGAGTTCTCACTTAAGCCGGTCGATTCATATATCACAAAGAGGAATGAGAAGGGATTGTCCTGGCAGATATTCTCTACAGATGAATATCCAATCTACTATTACGATTATGGCTCATTTGGCAAGATATATCAGCCTCTTGGAGAGCTAAGGTTCATGTGGACCGGGGAGAAGCCTGAAGGACTTATCTCAGGGGATGAGAAGTTTATATTCAAACTCACACAGGCACGCAATGGAGAGTTCCCGGAGGTGGACCAACAACAAGGTGTTGATGAACGTTGGGAGGATCTTATCCTTTGTTCTGGCCCTTCAGATGCTCTCAACGTAAACGCTGCAGGGTATCATGTTTGTTGGCTCAATTCTGAGTCGGCCAAGCTGTCACCTTATGAATACTCACTACTTACAAGACTCGCCAAGAACGTATATATCTGCTATGACATTGATGATACAGGAATCAAGAAGATGTACGAACTTGCTCTGGTATACCTTGACCTTCGTATCATCACCCTTCCGGAGAGCCTGAAGAAATTCCGCACAAGAGGTGGAAAGCCGGGTAAGGATGCAAAAGACTTCTTTGTTCATTACCGCCGGCCGGATCAGCAGAATCCTCACAAGCTGTTTGCACAGCTGGTGAAGCTGTCTTATTCCCTGAAGTTTTGGGTTGAGAAGAAGGATAAGAAGGGTGAGTTCTCCGGATTTGACATCAACAATGAGCAGCTGTATGCATTTCTCAATGCCTGTGGATTCTGGAAGATTGAGACTTCGACAAACAAGAAAGGGTTTACTTTCTGCTTCGTAAAAGACAATGTCGTTGAGTTGATAGACGAGGATAGTATCTCGGCCACATGCTCCAATTACCTTATACAATACCTCAAGGAACATCCTGAATACTACTCTCAGATGCTTGTCAATGCGATACACAGAAGCAATCAGATCAAGCTATCCTCCCTTGAGAGATTGAGGATTATTCAGCCGAACTTCCAGGCGTTTGACAAAATCTCTGATGTGTTCTTTTTCAAGAATGCAGTTGTCAAGGTAACAGCTAACGGTATTGAGCAATATAAGCCGGGATATGGGGATTACTATGTTTATAAACACAAGATAATTGATCACGAATTCTCGACAGAGAAGCCTTTATTCGAGGTCAATTATACCGAACAATATGCAACCCTTCTCAATAAACTAAATGCCGGCAACCTTGCTCCCCTCTCCCCCGAGTTTGTTGCATTGAAAAAGAAAATTGACGCTTTGCCCGATACTGAAAAGTATGAGGTTAAGATAGCGGATTGGGATTTTTCGTTTCTGAAGTATATCTACAACACCGGCAGATTGTATTGGAGAAAGGAAGAACTAGGGTTACAGCTTAACGAGCAAGAGAAAAAGGAGGTAGAACTTCATTTCATCAACAAAGTAACTGCTTTAGGTTATCAGATATTCAAACACAAGGATGCCGGCCAAGCATATGGCATCTATGCGATGGAGATGGAGGGCGGAGATATTGGAACACACCTAGGAGGTACCGGAAAATCACTCTTTATATCTTCGATAGAACAAGTCAGAAAGCAGCTGTTCATCAATGGTCAGGATCTCAACATGAATAGTCCTGAATTCATGTTCTCCGGCGTTGAGAGAAATGTAACGGATCATGTCTTCTTTGATGACTTGAATGAGTTTGTGGATCTGCACAGGTTCATGCCTATGATCACCGGTAAGATGACTGTCAATGCAAAGTATCAGAATGCCTTTGTCCTAGACTACAAGGATAGTCCAAAGGTTGCATTCACTTCCAACCATGGTATAAAAAATTTCGACGCTTCGCTTAGGCGGAGAACATGGTTCACAGCGTTCAGCTCATACTATCATCCGGAGGATCCAATGAAAGGCCTTCGTGAGAGATCTCCTTACACAGAGTTCAGAAAGAACCTGATTACAGACTATACACCGGCAGAAAAAAACAAGTTCTATAACTTCATGATGCAATGTCTGCAAGCTTATCTGAAGTTCCGTGTCCGGATTCAGCCACCGATGGGACAGATAGAAAAGAGAAACATCCAGAGAGCAATCACGGATGAATTTATCTGGTGGGCAGAAGACTATTTCAATGAAAATAGGCTCAACACTCTTGTAAATAAACATGAGGCATTTGAAGCATATAAGTCTACACTTAATGAGAAGGTGGCAAAGATGATCAAGATAAACACATTCAAGACACGACTCATTCAGTTCTGTCAGTATAAGGAATGGGTGTTCAATCCTGAATTCATGCTCAAAACTGAGTCAGACAGGGAAAGGAATGAGATCCGTCAGAAAGAGGGTAATGAGGATAAGTACTATTACTTCATCTCTACGCTGCCTGTATCTGAAGATTCTGAAGATGATGTTCAGGTTGATGATGATCTCCCTCCGGTATAGGAAGGAGACCATATATTTTTTTGGCTTATATGAAGAAAAAACATGAAGGGATACAGTTTTCATTTTTCTTTGCCCTTTTGCCCTAAAAGAAAAAAGAAGCTTATAAGATAAAGAATATCAATTAAATAGAGTTAGGGCAAAATTAGGGCAATTTAGGGCATTTTGGTTTTTCGCTGCCCTGAAAAATGAAGTTTAGGGCAATTTTGAGTACTGAAAAAATAACGCCGTATGTATTTGAATAATAGTTTGTTACAAGGGTTTGTAAAAATAGGTTGGGCAGTTCAGGGCAAATTGCTTAAAATGAAATTGCCCCGGTGATGTTCAATAAGTTACAGCGTTTAGGGCAAAAGGGCAAAATATTCCGGAAACTTTTATCGTTAAATTTTTAATTTTTTAGATATGACAGAATTTCCATACAAAAACGAACTTATCAATAGATGGATCTATGATAAGGTTCCTGAAACAATGGAGATGGCAACATCTGAGGAACAGATAAAAATTGGTACAATGATCCTGTTCAAGTCTACTCTGAGTGATACTGCAGGGTATTACATAGCAACGAAAGTCAATGCTACAAACTTTGACATCGTAATCTACAACCTTCCTCTTGAGAAGGTATTCATAAAGAAGAAAAGTGGCATTTGAAATTGATTAATCTAGAACAAACTTTACAGCATGGAAAGATTGAAAGTTGATGTTAAGGTAGGTAAAACCCTGAAAGAGTTCATAGTATCAACTAATGAATCAGATGTTCTTGACCCGGAAAAAGACACTGTTCTCTGGTGTCTCATGAAGCAGCATCTTATTACCTCTCCTGGCTATCTCCCTATTGCAGATAGATCCGAATACATCCAGATAACTCTAAGGAACAAGAATGGAGCAAAGACTTATTCAGTGCCAGATAAGAAGAGACTGCAACTGCAGACTTTATTCCGGTGTTACCTTGATGAAAGAGGTCAGGCCGTTATCCGTAAGCACTTTGAAAAGGAGTTCAAGAAAACATTCAGGGATTACATGCGTGGTGCTCTGAATAATAATCCTGACATGAAAATCATTGATGCCATTGAAGAGTTCTGCGTTGATCACAACATTTCAATGAACAACATATCTGTTGACATGCTGAAAAAAGACTGGTATAGATATCGCACTAAATCCGCAATGAAAAATATTTGTCCACTATGTTTCTAGAAAGTTACTCCCCTTGCTGTCCATACTTCAAACACATCTTTATGATAAAAGTTGCTCCCCTTTATGTCCTGTAAAATAATGTATTATATATGAAATTAGGTATTAAAAAAGTTGAATTCATCGAAGCATCGAAGTGTCAGGATTGGAGTTTTCTTGACCGTAATGCTTATTTCAAATCATCCTCATTCATCACCGGGGAATGGCAGGATCTCAAATTCTCGGATCAGTTCTGCACCTTTCAGGAGGAATGGCTAGAGGATGAGAATGGAAAGCACTCTTCAATCTCTGTTACCGGTACTAACAGACTCGCTCAAAGTATTGCAGACGAAATCCTCCCTCTGTTACTCAATCCTGAATACATATACAGGATAACAACAATTAACGGTTATCGGTTTGTAGTTGGAAGCTTCAACTATATTCCAAGATTCCTTTTCTCAAAGGTGCTTGATGGTATCAACACATATCAGGTGATATGGACAATCACATCAAAATCACCACACGGAGCACTAAACGACATCTCCGCTTAGTCCTTTCTATCGCCTTTGCATACCGCCATATTTGTGATACCGAATGTGGTTTTCTATGCAATATTCTTTTGTAAAATCTTTGTTGGAGAGCATCTGGATGATTCATCCAGATGCTGCTTCCGCTTATTACCCTCTCTTGAGGGGAGCTTTATCCGGAATGGAGTTCATGAAAGAGCCGGAACCGGAGGATAACAAGCCGTTTCTCATGTCTTTGTCACATAGCAACAAAATCATTGTGACAGATGAACCGGGCCGGATGAATTACGGTGATGAGAACGACCAGTTTATTTTTGTCACACCTTTAAAGGGTACTGTTCTGAAGCATGATGCAGAGTGTGGTCCACGTGGTACAAGAACACTTGCCTCAAGAATGAGCACATGGGATAAGAACAAACAGGTCATCGGACATATCATTGTCACCGAGTCAGGAGGTGGTCAGGCTGCAGGAGTTCCGGAGATGGCAGATGCAATTTCAAACCTCACGAAGCCGGTTGTTGCTTGGATCGATGGCATGTCAGCTTCAGCTGCATACTATATCAATTCATACTGCAGTCATATAATGGCTTCAAGGGCAACTGATCAAATCGGCTGTATAGGAACTCTTATTCAATTGCATGGATTTCCCAAGTTCGCAAAGCTTGATGACGGCTCAGTAGTGGCACGCATCTATGCAGATGGTGCAGATGAGAAGAATGAGGAATTTGAGAAAGCGCTTGAGGGTAACTTCACACTGATCAAAGAACGGCTTCTCAATCCTCATAATGAACAATTCAAGGCAGATGTAAGAAGCAATAGAACCGCTGTTCTTGATGAACAGCTGAAGGGTAGAACCTACAATGCATCCGATGTTGTGGGGACACTCATTGATTCAATAGGGTCTTTTGAGGATGCCATCCAGAAAGTCATTGAATTATCAAATTCGACTAAAAATAACTCAAAATCAAACAATTCCAAAAAAATGGAACAATTAACAAACCTTAACAACATTGAGTCTGTCAGAGACTTTGAGGTTACCGAGGGTCAGGCTTCCTTCAATGAACAGCAGCTGCAGGACATTGAGTCTGCTCTTGCTGCCGGAACACAAGCAGCCTCTCAGGTTGTGACTCTTACCTCTGAGAATAATACTCTGAGAAATGATGTTACAGCAAGAGACAATCGTATTGCTGAACTTGAAGCAGCTTTGGCTGGTGACGGTGCTCATGCAGCTGTTGAAAGTGCAGCTGTTAATACTGATGGGATACTTAACCCTAAACCGGTTGATGAATTTCAATCAGCAAAAGAATTCTGTGAAAATCACTTAAAATCTGTTAAATAACATGGGTACAAATCTTGATGTAAAAGGCATCCTTGTCGGTTCTGGTCACAAGTTCCGTAAGGAAGTCCTATTAATGCCTGTGATTGCTCTCTCTGAGACAACACAGCATATGAAAATGAGATACGGGATTCAAGGAAAGGAAACCGTTGGACAAGCAAGGTCGGGCGCTAAATTGCGACCTTACCGTACTTCTAAGGATGCTACCAACACAGCATCAATTGAACCAAGAACTCTTGAGACATTCCTGGGGGACGTTGTAGAGGAGTTTGATCCTTATACTTTGTATGGAACCATCTATTCAGAGCCGACAGCAAAGAAGAGAACAGATCTTGAGATCGTGAAAACACTTTCTGTAGAGATGGCTCGTCAGGCTACAGAGGATCTTCCAAAAGCAATTTTTACAGGCGTAAGAAATGCAGCTGGTGATGACACAATGGATCTTTTTGACGGGTTTGACACTATATGCATAGCTGAGAAGGTCCTTGGCAATATCTCTGCCCTTAAGGGGAACTACATTGATATAACCAACATCAATGCTGCGAATGTAGGTGACAAGCTAAAGGCTATTCATAAGGCCGCTCATACAGTTTTGAAGAACTCTGCCACAAAGATGTTCATTCCTGTGGCTGTTAAGGAGCTCTATGATGAGTGGTTTCTTGCCAACTTTGGTGCTGTTAACTACAACACTACATTTGAGCAGACATTCCTTCACGGCACCAACAAAAAGTGTGAACTTGTTGCACTGCCGGGAATGATTGATTCAACTCACATCTTCCTCACAACTAAGAACAATATGCTCGTAGGTTGTGACCAAGAGTCTGACAAGGAGCGTGTAGAAATAAATAAAGCTGACAACCCTAAGGTTGTTCAGTTCTTCATGACTGCTTTCTATGGTGTGCAGTTTGAGTCGATAGACCCGAAAGTATTAATGGCTGCTCAATTCTCTTTAGACGGAGATCCAAACTTGACTGTTACACCTGATGCTATCTCATGCAATGAGACAGTTGTTAACGCAACTTCTACAAAAACAATGAACCTGAAAGGTGAGAACCTTACCGGTGCAATTGACCTTGCAGTTTCAGGTGAGGGATTTACCCTCTCTGCATCAACTGTCAGCGTGAATGATGCTGAAGCTTCTACTGGTAAGAATATTACCGTTACGTTCGCCCCTACCGAGGCAAAAGCCTACACTGCTAAGATCATAATTGCAGGAGGTGGAATTTCAAGAGTCATTAATGTAACCGGAACCGGAAAAGCTGCTGAATAATGGACTTAGGAAATTTAGATTGGAAAACCGGCAAGGTTAATCCCTCAGGGATTGTGCCAATTGCCTACAGGATAGCGAAAGAGAATATCTCTGCATGGCCTGTAATCGTTGATGACCCTGCAGCTGACACTACAGTTGCACAATATGCCAACTACGTTGGCGATTTTGTACTTGTAGCCGGGAAAAAGTGGGAGAAGATCTATTCTACTCAGGGCAAAGGGAAGGCAACCTTTGAGCCTCTTGGTGAAGTTGATTCAAAGATGTACACAAACAAGGGTACACTATCTTTTCCTGACATTTCTGACGAAGCAAGAGCCTACGCCAAATCAGCAGCCAACGGGGATTATGTATATCTCATCCATACTCCCGGAACTCCGGGCAGGTATCATGTGATTGGTGACAAGGATCTTCGTGTCGCTACAAGCATTTCAGGTGACACCGGTGATGCTTCTGGATCTGCAAAAGGCATAACAATTAACCTTGAGTGCCCAAGCGTTACTCCTCTACCTCGCTATACAGGTGATCTTGTTACAAGCGATGGATCTATCGACTGTGCTACCGGAATTTTCACACCTACAGCCGGATAATCTTATGAACGAGATTAAAGAATACCTAGAACAGCAAAGTCCTGATTTCATTCAGGGCTTTGCCCTTTTCTGCAAGTACTCAAGAAATCAGTCTTTGATGTCATTTATTGGCCGTAAGAAAGACATGGTGATGCTTCGGTACAACCTGCAGAAGCTGTCGGAAATGGGCGATATAAGGCCTAATCCGAACGCAACGATACATGAGGTGAGATTCAATAAGTTTCTTACTTCTGCTAATACTCAGGAAGAGAATGAGAAAGTTAAGATTGTAGATGAAAGGAAAGTAAAAAGGGAAGATCTTCCTGAAGAACTTAAGGATGTGTATGACTCTATTGTGAATGATTACAAGTTGATGCGTTCTATTCATGAGAAGATGAAGAATGCCAACTCTGATTCCGGCAGGAAGGAATTCAGAGATCAGCTTACAGCCATTGAGTTGCAAGTGAAAAGCAAGTGGGCTCATATAGACGGACAATTGATCAACGGAAAAAAGACAGACGACAATTCAGGTAATTCTTTCAATGTTAACACCGCAAGGGCTTACATCTCAAAGATGCTAAAGAAAGAAGTGTTGACTGATGAACAAAGGTCGATGGTCAAACAGAAAGTAGAAGAGCTTATATCTGCAGGAGCAGTCCTGAAGGAGGAAACCCTTCTAAAGCTTAAGGAAAAGGGATTTTGACCAACTTGTTTCAGTCCTTTAATACCCGGCAATTGTCGGGTATTTTTGTCTCTATAGTTCCATAGTCCCTTGTTATGCTTAAAATACCTTCTATCACTATTGATAAGGCAGACTCATGGTCGATACTTGAAGGAATGCTAGAGCATGCCAGGCAACCTTGCAGTATCGTCATTTGCTCTTTTTCGGTAACTGACGGATGGGTAAGAAGACTTTTAAAACTTAAAAATGAGGGAAAGATAACGCACATAACGCTTGTATTGGATTTTGCTGTTATGACAAGGCACAGGGAAATAATACTTTTTCTCACCAATGTAGCAGACAAGGTTTACCTGAACAACTCTCATGCAAAGCTGATATATGTTGTCAATGATGCTTTCGAGGCTGTGGCTGTGATGAGTGCCAACGCAACAATGAACTACAGGATAGAGACATTTTATGTAACAGACAGAGAGGCTGAAATATCTGTCATAAAGGAAGACCTGAAGAAAATTTATGATAACTCCATCTCAATTACAGGAAGTACAGGAACTGGCAGGATTGTTCTTTAGCATTCCTGAAATTGCCATGCTTACCGGCATAGAAGAAGAGGAATTAACTAGAGCTGTCAATGTAGAGCATTCTGCGTTGAATAATGCCTATTGGATAGGAAAGCTTTCAGCAATGAAGGATCTTAGAGTAGCCACTATGGAATTTGCAAAGAAAGGATCTCCGCAAGCTGAAGAACAGATGATGAGATTCCTGCAACAAATGAACGAATCGGAGGGTTAATCATGCCACGAACAGACTCAATGGATCTCATCTCTCAGGCTCTCTTTGATAGTTCGATTGAACTATCAGAAGGAGATCAGGCTTTGCTTGCCCGGCTCAGAGATGCTTACACATACTGGCTTGAGAAACCAACATTATCCGACACAAGAATGCGTGATTACCTGATGGTCAATCACCACGTTTCAAAGAGTCAGGCATACAACGATATTGCTCAGATCAAGCTTGTCCTGGGTAACATCCCCGTAGCAACAAAAGAGTTTTACCGATATAAGGCCAATTTCATCCTTGATGAAGCACATAATGCAGCTATGGCAGGGAATGACAGGAAAGCCAAGGCACTCACCAAAATAGCTGAGGCAATTGCCTATAACAACCGCACAAATGAGGATGACGGAGAGAAATTGCCATTCGATAAGATTGTGCCGACAGATTTATCCTTCTCCATCAATCCTGAGGATGCCGGGGTCAAGTCCGTTCCCGGTGTGCGAGAAAAAGCCCTCAGGTTGTTTGCGAAATATGCTGAAGAAATAGAACTTGACACCTCTTGCTATAATGAAGAAGATATACCTGAATAAGGCACAACAGGAAGCTCTTCTCGTTGGAGCAAACACAGAGGTTGACATCTGGGGAAGAAGGACCGGGAAGTCACATGGTGTTATATCACAGCGAGTGATAAGGAACACTCAGATGATGAAAGGATCAATGGGTGCATTCGTTGCTTCAACATTCAAACAGGCACACACCAGAACGCTCCCGGCAATGCTTCTCGGACTCGCAGACATGGGGTACATAAGAGATGTACATTATGTGATAGGTCGTAAACCCCCTAAGAAATTAGGCTTTGATAAGCCAATTGTTGAGCCCAATAACTATGATGATGTAATCGCGTGGTACAACGGATCTATTCAGGTCATAATCTCTCAGGATGTCAAACTTTCTTCCAACTCAATGACTCTTGATTACATCATAGGTGATGAAGCAAAGGGTCTGAACTTTGACAAGTTGAAGGAAGAGACGTTTCCGGCGAATGGAGGAACGAAGAGATACTTTGGAGACTGTCCCTGGCATCATGGCTATGTGTTTGTTTCTGATATGCCTGTCACAAAATCAGGGAAATGGCTCCTGAATTATCGTGAGAAGATGGACCCTGAGGTTATTGATTCTATCAAGGAATTGATGGCAGAGTGGCATAGGCTTAGGACATTGCCGGATTCAGAATATAAAGCCCGGACAATAAGGGAAACAGAAAAACTAATCGCTCAACTTAGGTCAATAGCTGTATATTATAGCGAGTGTTCTACATTTGAGAATGTTGATGTTGTGGGGTTGTCGTATCTCAGACAACAGAAGAGGGATCTCCCTCCTTTGGTGTTTCAGACATCTATAATGTCAAAGCGGATTGAGAGGCTGAAGGATGGCTTTTACCCCAACTTCACAGAACGAATACACACATACATTGCAAACAATAACAAGCCTCTCATAGACTCTCTTTATGACTTTTCAAAAGAGCAAGACTATGGTTGTATGCTTGATGCAGATGTGGATCTCAAAGCCCCAATTGCAGGGGCATTCGACTATAATGCTAATATCAACTGGCTTGTGTGTGGTCAGAGAGATGGCCTGAAGATTAAGGTGATAAAGTCGTTTTACGTTAAGTATACACGCAAATTGAGGGAACTCATTGATGACTTCTGTCATTACTACCGGTATCACCAGACAAAGGAATTTATCTACTATTATGACAGCACAGCTCTTGGATCCAACTATGCAGTCAGTAAGGATGACTTTGCAGCTGTGATATGTGACCAGCTGTATAAGAATGGATGGCGTGTTACAAGGGTACATGTAGGTAACCCAATGAAACACCATGAGAAGTACAGCTTTCTTAATGATTGCCTGACAGGTGCAAAGCATCTCCTGCCGGTACTCAACAAAGAGAATAATGAGGCATTGATCCTCTCTATATCTCTTGCAGAGATAGCCATCACATCACAGGGATTCAGAAAGTACAAGGGAGGCGAGAAGTTGGCAGAGAGTGAGGATGATCCTCTAGAGCTAAGGACAGACGGCTCAGATGCATTTGACACCCTAGTCATAGGGATATGCCTGTTCCCATACTCAACGGCAGGGTTAGGCCTAGGGTCAGCGTTCTAACTACAATGTTGCAGATGGATGTTTGCTCATGACATTAATGTCATTACCAAATTCGAGTGAATGGGTATAGGGATATGATGGAGGCAATTGCCTCCTTTTTTTTTGCCATGCGAGGGCATGGGGACGGCGAGCCTTTTGGCATATTTCGGGAAAAATCGGGGGGTGCAATTGCATTTTACCTACAGGGCGGTGCTGGGATGTGTAGACACTAAAAAGTTTCACGAAACTTTTTGGAAAGGTCTTGATTTTTGGTTTTCAGACATTTCTCGGTTTGAAAAATGGACAAATCGGTTCTCCCGAAGGGGCTTCTTTCTGAATTCGCCAAGAAAGAAGCAAAGACCGAGAAGGGCTGTTAAAGATTCGCCTTAAAGGGGGCGGTCATAGGTGAGATGTTGTTGAAAAAGGCTTTTCCCGGCATCATTATTCAAGGTCTGTTCATGCGAAAAGCTGTGATGTTCTTCTGCCCGGATTCATTAGATTGAATGACAATCGGCGTTTGATTTATTGTGATGATATGAGAATTCCTGTCTTGTTCCTGATTCCTATGGACAAAAGTATTTACGTTCATTACGTTGCAACAAGTTCATGCATGGTTTTCATAACAATCTCCACACTTACAGGTTGTATTCTTAGAAAAAACTGGTTTCTCTATTCTCTACCTTTTATAGTCCATATAAATCATTAACAAAGAATTATCATGGAAACCATCTACAAAATTGAAATCTCAAACGACTTTGGAATTATCATCAAAATGAAATCTAATGGTAGAGTCATTGATTCAGAAGAGGTGCCTACATCACAGGCAATGAGTTTCGCAAGATTGAACGGACTATCCTGCATGGAAGATGATGGAGAGGTAAAATGCTACTGGTAGTCAACAACAAAATACAGCCCCGATACAGGGGCTTTTTTTATGCTCTTCTTTCTCAGCACAGAGGTGAGTTTGCTTGCTATTACATTCTTGATTCAAGACTGAGACTGATCATTGACTTATTCTGATTGCTGTCTTGAAGCGGTCTCATGATGTTTTGTGAATTGACGGCAAAGTTTAAGCTTCATGGATTACATGCAATAACAGGCTTTGTTCCCTTCAGAATCTCCACACTTACAGGTCGTATTCCTTGGTAATTCTTGCTTCGATATCGCTCATGATAGGCCGAAAATTCACTAAAACAAAGTATCATGAGAACACTTAAAGAAATTCAAAACAACTATCAGACACAGGGCGTAAAGTCATTAAATGATTCAGAACTGCTTTCTCTGCTTGGAATCAATTCAGAAGAATGTAATTTACAGCAACTCCTTTTGAAAAATAATGAGGAACTGCTAAAAATGGGATACCGGAAGTCAACGGCGAGAAAGATAAGAGCTCTCTCGGAGGTATCCCTTAGGTACCAACTGTCATCGATGCCATCACTGGTGCAAATTCGTTCGTCAGCAACTGCAGCTGAACTTGTTTCTCCCTTGTTAAAGCATCTTTCTCATGAGGAATGTTGGGTAATGTACATGAACAGGGCAAACAAGGTAATTGCAAAGGAAATGCTCTCCTCTGGAGGAGTTTGTGCAACGGTTGTTGATATCAAACTTGTTATGAAGAGAGCACTTGAATTACTTGCCTGTTCATTGATTCTTGTACATAACCATCCCTCAGGAAATGCTTATCCGGGAGAAAATGACAAGGTTCAGACAAAACTGCTTAAGGAAGCCGCTTCCCTTTTCGATATTTCACTGCTTGATCACATCATAATAGCAGGAGATGGATACTTCAGCTTTGCTGATGATGGACTGCTATAAAAGAGACAGTTGAAGGGCCCTCCTTGGAGGGCTCTTCTCTTTGAAATCTGTCCTTTGCCTGGCGTTTTTAGCAATGTATTTTCGCTTACATGATACATAGCAGTAAAATACATGAACTGGTAGAGACCATCAAGATATTTTCTATTGGTTGGGTCTCAGAATCCGGGGAGAAAATACATGTCCGTAAGTGCACATGTACAAGTTTTCATTCTTCAGGGGATACTTTAAATATCCTGATAATCGACTCCGGGCAGATTCGTAAAATAAGGAGAGTAACAATAACTGAATTTAATGGTGAGGAGGTAGTTATATGATTGAAATTCTTGATGACCTTAATTTTTATCCTGAAATAAAAACAGTCCTGGCGGTTGATTCTTCATCGGTATTTGAGGAAAAGGAGCTGAAACCTGTTTCTGTAGGGAACTATGAAGTTGCTCCGTGGGGTACACGCAACGACCTTCCGGATCAGATTCTTGAACTGATGAGAAAATCAGATGTGATGTCCACAAATGTGGAGTTCAACAGGAATGTAAGCTTTGGACTTGGACCTAAGGTGGTAAGACTGATTAAGAATGATATAGGGAAAGTCGTTGACTATGTTGAATTATCAGAAGGAAAGGAATGGGAGTTTTTTGAAAGGAACGATCTTTCAATGTTCTTCCTTGAACAGCTGACAGACTTATGTCATTTTAGCAATGCCTTTGCTGAGATGATTCCTGAGGCAAAGAAATCAGAAATCTATTCACTAAGACACAAGGAAGCTGCTTTTTCAAGATGGTCCATGATGGACGCTAAAGGCAACATTAACTTTCACTATTACTCTTCAAAATGGGCTGACAGCCCAAGTGCTTCTGATGTGGTTGCCTCAAAAGTCATTGATGAGTTCAATGCCTACAATGATGTGGTTAAAAAGATGGCACTGAAAAAGGAAAGGATGATATTTCCTGTATATATGCCATCGCCGGGAAGACCTTACTACTCAAGACCGAGTTGGTACTCACTTTTTGAATCCGGTTGGTATGATCATTCCGTTGCAATACCGGCTCTCAAAAAGGCAATAATGCAGAATAATCTTGGAGTTAAGTTCATTATCTACATTTCTCCAAAGTATTTTGAGGATATCTTCCAAAAAGAATCGATCCCTGCAACTGATGTCAAAGCACGAAAGAAGAGGATTGATGAAGAGAAGACAAAATTCAACGACTTTCTCACAGGGGCGGTAAATGCAAACAAATCAGTCATGGCCTTCAAGGAGCTTGTGATGTCAGGATCTTCCACCAAGGAGGAAAAATGGATAGAGATTGAACCTATCAAGAACGATCTGAACGGTGGAGAGTACATAACAGACGTTGAAACAGCTGCCAATACCATCTGTTACGCAATGGGGGTTCATCCTTCGCTTATTGGAGCGACACCGGGCAAAGGTTCTTCAGGAGTGTCAGGCACGGATAAACGTGAATTATTCCTCATAAAACAGTCCCTGATGAAACCTGTCGTAGACAGAGCACTTCGCCCTATCAACATCATTAGACAGGTCAATAAATGGGCAAAAGACGTTACAGTGATAATCCCTGAATACATCTTCACAACCCTTGATCAGAATAAAACAGGGAAGCAGGAATCAACAACAAACAAGGCTTAGTATGATTATTCAAAACTTATTACAGGCAAAGAAATACCTGCCGGCAATATCAATAAAGGAAGATATCACTACAATGGATGATAACTTCCTTACTGCTGAACAGGAACTGACTAATGACATATTAGGTGAAGAACTGCTTTCTCTCTTGGAAGGTAAGAATGAAGAAGACAGCAAGCTTCTGACAATGTGTGAAAGGGTAATCTCCTTGTCTGCATTTCTTGCTGCAATACCGGAACTGGATCTAGTGCTAACTCAGTCAGGATTTGCAGTTCATTCCTCTGAGAAGATGAGCCCTGCATCAAGACAAAGGGTTGATGCCTTGATACAATCTGTCACTAACCGGCTTGACAAGGCTACTGATACTCTGATAGATTATCTCATTGCAACGGCAAAGTATGATGTTGTCTGGCGTTCAACAGACCAGTTTGACAATATCACTGCAGGGCTTATATCAACTTACTCTGAATTCAAGAGATATGCGCTGTATACTCCTGCATGTGCAGAGAATTATCCGACATCTTACAATGGGTTCAAGAAACATTATGCAGGGATGAAGATATCACTGAACACAACGGTTGCATCAAGGATATCTCAGGCTTATGCAACTGAACTCCTTGAAAAGTACCGGGACAGAGTGCAGATTAACAGCTTCGATATGAAGGTGCTTGAATATGTCAAACATGCAATATCGTCAGAGATTGTCAGGGATCATGAAACTGTTGATAATATGCTTAATGAAGCCGTTTCTTTCATGAAAAAGAACCCGGGGCAATTTCTCACCTTCTTTAGCTCTGAGGCAAATGCAGACTTGACTCTGACACATGAGGACACTCCAATCTTTTCAATGTTTTAATCATGAATATTGACCTTAAATATCCAACCTCTTGGGTAGAAGTAAGCAGGGAGCAGCTAATGATTATCTCTGCCCTAATGCTCAAAAACCTGACAAGAGAAGAGTTTCTTTTTGACTCGTTCTGCAGGCTGACAGGCATACACTTGTTGATGAGACCGGGACAGGATGAAGATACTTTATCTGCAGCGTATCACTTCAAAAAGGGGAAACACCGGTTTGATATGCCGGTTACTGCAATACAGCAAGCCTGTGAAGAGCTGTCATTCGTGCTTGATTCTATAGGACTGCCGGACTCTCCACTTCCGGGGGTGAATTCTAAACTGTATGACAAGACTTTCAAACAGTTCTATTTCGCAGATGCATATTTTGGCCGCTATCAGGAAACAAAGGAAATGAAGTGGTTGGCATTGATGTGTGAATCCTTGACAGGAAAGCAACCGAGGCTTAAGCCTGTTGATGCGGTGGCATTAACCTTCTGGTGGATTGGACTGAAAGGCCATTTTAAAAAGACTTACCCGCATGTGTTCACAGAGGGAGAGGGCTCCGGAAAGAGTCCTGCAGAGACACTGCAGGAGATTCTGTCATGTCTTAACAATGACAAGCCTCAGGATAACAAGATGATACTTGATACTGAAGTGAATGCTGTCCTCCTGGCACTTGATAATATTTACCTTAAAGCAAAGACTCATGCTGACAGTTGATTATCTATCACGGGTATTACCTGAGATTGTGGAATTCTCAGATGTCTCAAAGATTCAAGGTCAGGTTCTCTCCGGAGAGGGCTTTGATGGTATCATTGCTATCCTTGATAATCTGCGTACATCTCAGTTTCCATGCGTGATAGTGGAAGATAAGTCAATCGGCAGCATTGATATTGATGCAGGGCCCGTTGATTCTTATAGCATTTCAATGTGGGTCATGCTTCAGGGAACAGAAATATCAAAGCTGTACAAGGATGCATTTATTCTGGGAACTCAAATCCTGAAGAAAATTATTAGGGATGCTGACACGGAGCCGGATCTTGAGGGCCTTGACTCCTCACATATTACCTATATGAAACGGTCAGGAGCAATGGATTGCTATGGTTATGAGTTTCTTATAACATTCAAGGATAACATTGACCTGAGCGATGAATGAGGACATTGATATCGTAACGGCATGGGCAGACATTGTCATACAGCGTTGGGAGTCAAAAATTACAAGACTCAACATTGTTGAAACATCTGAGCTCCTGAAATCCTTCACCTCACACGTATTTACAGACGCAAAGGGAGATCCTTTTAAGGTGATGTTCACATTCCTCTATTATGGAATCTTTCCTGATATGGGTGTCGGCAAAGGAGTGCCTTACAATATGGTTGCATCTTCAAACAGAAAGGCAAAACCGTGGTATTCACGACAATTCACTGCAGAAGTACACAAACTGGCTATCCTGATGGCTGAACGATATGGAGAAAAGGCCTTGGATGCCATCTCACTAATACAGAATAAAGGGTTCTCACAGGTAGATAAAAACTTCGAAGCCTGGGAAACATCAAGATATAATCAATATGGCAAGAACTAATACAGCAAGAGCGGAATCAATCGTTACCCTGAATGGCAAGGCTGCAGAATCGGCATTGGAAGCCCTCAAGACAAAAGCAAAGGAGTACCGGAAAGAAATTGATGCTGCATCAAAGGCAGGGGATGATACAAAGGTAAAGAAGCTGACAGCAGAATTGAAGTCCACAGAGTCAGCAATGAGATCTGTAAGACAGCAGACCTTTGACTATAATTCTGTATTGAAGAACCTGAATGGATCCTCAATTAGGGATCTGGAAAAGACTGCCAAAGCCCTGAAGAATGAGATAAAAGGTCTCACACCTGCAACAAAGGAATTCACGGAAAAAAGCAAACAGCTTGACCTTGTACGTGGAAGGATTGATCAACTCAATGGAAGAGTCCGGGAGAATCAGAACTGGCTGAGTCGTGCAGGGAACACCTTTAACAAGTATTTCGGACTTGCAACGGCAGCAATTGCATCAATAACAGGAATGTCACTCGCTTTGCGTGGAGCTTCAGACAAAGCAGCAAAGATGGATGACATATATGCTGATGTGATGAAAACAACCGGACTGCTCAGAAAAGAGGTTGTTGGACTGAACGAGGAGTTCAAGAAACTTAATACACGCACTTCTCGGGAAGAACTCAATCAACTGGCACGTGATGCCGGTAAGCTTGGAATAAGCGGGAAGGAGGATATTCTTGCATTTGTAACGGCAGCGAACAAGATCAATGTTGCCTTGCGTGAGGATCTAGGCGAGGATGCAGTATTGAATATAGGAAAGATTGCCGAGATTTTTAAACTCACAAAGGAACTTGGTATTGAGCGTGCTTATATGTCTATTGGCTCGGCGATCAATGCTATAGGTCAAGGATCGTCAGCAGCTGAGCAGTATCTTGTAGACTTCACCAAGAGGGTTGCAGGCCCAGGCTATCAGGCAGGGCTTACCCTTCAGGATATACTTGGATATGCTTCCGCCCTTGACCAATCAGGCGCACAGGTGGAGATGTCAGCAACTGCATTTCAGAACTTCCTGATGAAGATGTATTCAGAGACAGCTACGATGGCAGAAATTGCCAACATGGATCTCAAGTCATTTTCAGAAATGTTGTCAAAAGATGTCAATGGTGCAATAATAGCTGTCCTGAAAGGTCTCAACAGCAAAGGCGGTTTTGCTCAGATGGTGCCTCTCTTCAAGGAGATGGGAGGAGAAGGAGCACGTTTTGTGAGTGTTCTTTCCTCATTGGGAACTAACATTAATCTGGTTACTGAGGCACAGAAATTATCTAATGTTGAGTTTGAAAAGGCTACATCGCTTGAGAATGAGTACAATATCAAGAATAACACTAGACAGGCACAGTTGGACAAGGCGAAAAAAGCCTTTCAAGATCAAGTAATCATTCTTGGTGAGCAACTTTCCCCTGCATTTCTGAAGTCAACAAATGCCGGAACACTATTTCTGAAGGTCATTATTTCTACCCCAGCATGGGTTTACAAGCTCATTGCTGCCGGTGGCGCAGCTATACTAATGTATAAGAGTTGGAACGCTGTCATAGCTGTATGGAATACCCTTGTTGTAGCATCAAAAGCTGCTTCATTGCTACTTGCTGCCGGAATGGCTACGCTGCAGGGGAATTCAGTGAGGGCTGCAGCTGCTATGAAATTGTTCAATACAACAATTTCAGCAAGTGCTGTTGGGGTTATTGTTACAGCCATTTCTGCTTTAGGGCTTGGAATATATAAAGCTTTCACATATCAATCAGACCTTACAAAAGCAACAAAAGAATACTACTCTGAATCTCAAAAGGCAAAGAAATCAGCATCGGATCTGCTTGATGTTATCAAGAACTCAGTTGTTGGATCGAATCAATATAAAGCAGCAATTGCAAAGCTCACTGAACTATACGGCCCTTATGTTTCATCACTAATCAATGAGAAAGGAGTCCTCACAGATATCGAAGGCGCTCGGAGAGCAATTAACAGCGCTATCGAACAGACGATTGGGCTGAAGATAAAGGAGCAGGCCATTACAGACGTAACTAATAAGTCGATTGAAAAACAAGCGAATTATTATGAGAAAATGGTCAAGGTTCTGATGAAGCAGGGCAAGCTTTCCGAGGACACCGCAAGAATCTATGCCACATCATTTGCTGATGGTATAAGAGCCGGAGGGGACTATTACACAGAGATAAACAAGATTCTATCAAAGGTCAACAGGTTCTTTGAGATAATTCCATTCAGGAATTTTGCAAGGGAGTACTCGGATATGGTTTCTGACATCTCAGCAGTCAATAAGAAGTTCCAATTCATTGCAGCTGCTAATGAAGAAGTGCTCGGACCTCCTAAACCTGAAAAACTAAAAAAGGAGTTTGATGAGAATGAGGAAATAGTAAACAACCGTAATGCTGCTCTCTTGGAAGCTAATAAAAAGGCTTTTCAAATTGCACTGGAAAATTTGGATTCTGAGGAGAAAAGGAAGAATAATCTACTGAAAGAATCCTACATGAAAGGTCTGATTAGCCAGGAGGAATATCATGCACAATCAAACCTTGATACAGTCACATTCCTTGCCCGAAGAAACGCCCTGTATATCCAATATGGGCAGGACAATGAGGATGCTGAAGGAAAGTATCTTGATGCTATGCTTGCACAGTTTCAGAAGGCTCAGGACTCTGTGAATGACATATTCAAGAAATCACTAGCTAAACGCAAGAAACTGGCGAATGAATCAGAGGATAAAAAAGCTAGAAAAGAAGAGATTACTTCAAGTAAGATAACTCCTATAACAAACACAAGCTCGGAGGATGAAGCGAGAATCAAACGCTTCAAGGATCTTGAACGACAGGCTGCAGATATAAAGGAGAGGTATCAGGCTGCTAGTTGGAAGAGAAGAAAGGCTGCAGAACAGAAGAATCTTGATGATATGCTCAAAAAGAACCTTATCACTCAAGAGGAATATGAGTATTCTGTTAAGCAGATGAAGTTGAAAAATGCTGAAGATATTGCACAGAACATCAATAGTATTGTAGGGGCGATGTCCGATTTTTACAATTCTATCAAGGATGCAGATTTCAACAAGCTTGAGGCACAGAAAGAAAAAGAACTGGCACTTGCAGGGGATGATGCAAATAAGAAAGCAGCCATTGAAGAGAAGTATGAGAAAGAAAAACTGGCCCTGCAGATAAAATATGCAGACAAGGACATGGCAATAAAGATAATCCAGACTATAGCTGCCGGAGCTCTTGCCGTAATTCAGGCCTTTGCACAGTTAGGGCCTATCGCCGGGGCTATTGCTGCTGTCTTTATTGGTGCTACAACAGGAGTGCAGATTGCAAGTATTGTTCAGCAAAGAAATGCCCTTAAATCAAGCCTTTCCTCAGGCGGTAGTAATTCATCTTCAAATTCAAAAGTATCAGTAAAAGGCTATTCTGATGGAGGATTCACAGATAAAGATCCTTCAGACAATACCCCTGTTGGAGTTGTTCACGCAAATGAGTGGGTTGCTCCGGCCTCTATGGTACGTTCTAATCCGCTTGTATTTGCATCGCTTGAGAAGGAGAGGAAAAAGAAATACTCTATTATGAGTCCTAAAGCAAATGGGTTCGCTTCAGGTGGCTATACAACAGGCAATAATAAGGGTGGCGACATGAATCAGCTGTTCTTGATGATCTTGGCTGAAATAAGGGCATTGAAAGACAAGCCGTGGAAAGGGTATGTACTCACTTCAGAAATTAATGCAGTGAGAGAGTTGGAAGACAGAATTAAAAAACAAGGTAGTTTATGAGACTTTTTGTAGCAGATGAGCAGTTGGATCTGCCGGCAGATTTCGGTTTTGAAGTGACACAGAACTCCCCGGCGTTTTCCGATGAGGGGACACAGAGCATACCTGTGACAATCCCGGCAACTGTACGCAATAATACTGTGCTTGGCTTCCCTGAGAGAATCGGGAGAAAAGGCCTCTATATGCGCAAATTCCCTTCTATACTTGATACAGGGATGAGGCAGAAAGTAGGGCAACTCGTGATTGACTCTGCAGAACAGAAAGGCGGTATAACCGGGGCAATGATGCTTAATGAAAGCGATCTATATTCAAAGATTAAGGATGTGGATCTTATTACAATATTCGGGAAGATTATTAGGGATGAGTACACGACACCGGCAGAGTGGGCAGATTATCTGTATCAATGCATGAAGGAAAGTGTTGTCGATGATTTCACACTTTTTCCTGTAGCAATCAACTATAATGAGGATACCGGCTATCAGGTCCTAAACCGCCCTGATACGACATCTTCATTAGACCCGTGGAAACTTATCTGGGATGCCAGGACAATTACAAAGGATTCTGAGCAGATAGATGTTCCTGCCGGTTATATGATAACCCCATTCCTTTGGATGTATCGTGTAATAGAGCTTATATTCGCTGAATATGGCTATACTGTGACAACCAATCCTTTCAAATTTGCAGGGAGTCCTTACAAAAAGGTTGTACTACTTAATAATACTGTGGACACCATCTGTGCCGGGAGAATCAAGTATTCAGATCTGGTACCATCATGCACCGTTGCTGAATTTTTGAAGTTCATTGAGACAAAGTTCCTCATTCATGCTTACATCTATCCTGAATCAAAATCAGTTGATATGGTCGCAATGGAAAGCATTTTGCAATCATCCGCTGATTCGGATCTTACTCCTTTCCTGAATGGGGAAATAAAACCGACCTTCTCTGATGCTCAGGAGGTGGACATTTCATCTGACACCTCTTTAGAGGGAGCATCACCGGCTGCTGATACTGTCTTCGATCTTGCAAAGAAATACTCTTCTGTGAAAAAAATCACAGAAGCTGACTGGCGCACATACAACTGGCAGAACTGGCCGGCGTACACTCACCATCTTGTACAGAGGTTGGCAACCGGTGGGTACTATGACTTATACTTCCGCCGTGAGGGTGGAGGGGTTCCAAGCAACATCAAGTTTCTTGGGACAAACTATTTCAGGTTCAAGAGAGGCGAACAGGCTTCATCAGAATACAAGTCCAGTGATCTAATGCCCCCAATGGTTTCAGTTCCGATATGGAGTTCTGATACTTCCGAAATAAATGTAATGTGTCCTTATATCGGGGATGGAAGAAATGTGAATACAGTTATTGATGGAGAGTCAGACGATGCAGATCAGGATATAATAATTGCTTTTGCTGCCGGAAGAGCGGTTGAAGAGACAATCCCTGCATTCAACTCCGTGTACAAACAGCAACTCCCTGCAAAGTATTATCTGGGGACAACTCAAAAGTATAATAATGGTGGCTATATATGGAGTGCCCTAGACCTGACAACTACTGACATCTACTCTTCATTTTTCAGGCGATGGGATAAGGTTCTCAGGACCTCAGGATGTGAGATTGAATGTAGAATAGATTATCCTATCAAGGATCTATTCTCCCTGAAACTTTCTGCTTTGAAAATACTCAGAGGGCAGCTGCTAATCCCCGAATCCTTGACATATACTATTGCTCAGAGGATAACACACGGCAAAAGCAAGTTCATGGTTATAAAAGATCCGGAGTCGCTTAATGACTCTGAAACCATTCCTTTCACCTAAAATCTGTCCTTTCTTTAGGGCATCCATGATGATAATTTTGAGTCAACATCTTACTTATGGCTACATTATTATCATACCCGGACGCATTGTCCTTGGCTTCAAACCTGAAGAAATTCTCTATTGCTGCATCTGATCCTATCTCATTCAAGCTGTATCAATCAGATGAATTGCTGCTTGATGAGACCTATACACCAAATGCCTCAGGGAGAATAGAGATAGATGTAAGGGAAATAATCAAGAGTCAGCTGTCATTCATTTTGCCTACTTCTGATTCATTCCAACAGACTGCCTTGTTCAAGCCCTTTCGTGCCTTGATTGATGCGACTGAGGTGTCCTTTGTGGCCATTCGCTCCGGAGTGGAGAATTTCTCAGATACTGCCGTGAACTTCCTAAAAACAAATTGGCTTACATGGCAACCCCAGACAAAGCGTGTCGCATATTCTCAGCCTGAATGGTTAACATATTATGCACCTGTAACATGTTCAATAAAGGTTAAGTTCTACCTGAAGGATGGAAGTTCAGAAGTGGTTACTCTCGCTGATCAGGCTGCCGGCACCTGTTTCACATATAATGTAATGTACTCTTATATAATGAGTATTCAGGATTCAGAGTGCTATGGCTATTATGATCTGTATGTAGAGGACATGGCCGGGACAAGGCTGTCATATATTCAAAGATATGTATATAAGAAAGCGACTATAGAGGATGAGACATATCTCTTTGAAAACTCGCTTGGTGGCCTTGACACGGTAGTGTTCAACGGGGCTTTGACATTCGCCCCGGAGTTGGAGCATACTGAAGGGTTGTATGATGACAGCAGCCAACAGCTTGAAACAACTTTCACTCGCAAGTACCAACAGGTTACCGGCAACCTGTCGAAAGTGGAATGCTCGTGGATCTGGGACTTGTTTGTATCCGGATCTGCATACAAACTGCAGACCGGGACACTTCGTAAAATAACCCTGATAGAGTCCTCTCCGGAGAGAACATCAATTGAACCATTGGTATCCTTTCCCTTTACATATCGGATGAGCGTGGATCAGGGGCTGCAGAGTGTTCCCAGGACAATGGGAACACTTCCGGATAACCTAGAGATCTCAACACCTGAGCAGCTTTTTTTTTTAGCTCCCCGGCTAGTTGAGTTTGAGAGTGCAGCTCTTGAAGACTCTTTGTTGTTCCCTGTTCAGACACCATTCACAACGATTTGGAAGAAACTTTCTTGGGGTGCTATCTGGAATTTTCTGTATGAGAAGATTCTTGCTTCTGCAATCGGACTGATGGCTCATGTACATGAAAACCTTTCAGTAATCAATAAACTGTCAGAATCTGCAGGGAAACTTCAGTACAACGGATCTGATATAGGTGGTAGTGGTGTTGGTGGTGTCGTACTTGGTGAGACTTCTGCAACGGCATACAGAGGTGACAGGGGTGCTCAGATGTACAAGGAGAGGAAAAAATCAGCCTTGCCAAATGGTTATGGGACACTTATATTAACTGATATCCCGGCTCTGGAAGAGCATTACATAAGTATCCATATTACAGGGATGGGCTTAGGAGGACTACAGCCATTCTCGATGATAGCACAGGCCAGAACATCATCTTCCGGATTTGTGACAAACCATTTCAAGGCAATTGCTTGCGGCCAGAAATTGAATCTCTATGCATTCAGGATTATCCCTGAAGGTAAGGAAAGCCATGTAATTGGGTTCTGGATTTCTCCTGTGCAAACTTCTACAAACCTGAATCCATTCATGCTATACAACGACATAACAGTCATTGCCGATGGGTCTAGAATCAATCATGTAAGCAGCATATCTGATAGCCCTATACCATCATCTGATGAATCTTATGCCGATGGATACAATTACCGTGAAATAACCGGAGCGGTTAAGGATCTTGATAACGTGGACCTTTCTAACTATTACACCAAAGCTCAAACAGATACAAGGTATCCAATTCTGTCTTCAGGGAAAATACTTGCTGCAAACCTTCCTTCTTACGTTGATGATGTGATTGAGGGTATCTATGTAAATCCGGCAACCTTCACTGTGTCAGGAAGTGCAATAACACCAGAGACTGGTAAGATATACGTGTCAATAGACACTAACCTTACTTATAGGTGGTCTGGAAGTGCATTCGTCATCATGTCAACTTCGCTCGCACTTGGTGAGACATCAGCAACCGCATATAGGGGAGACAGAGGTAAAACTGCTTATGACCACAGTCAGAATGCAAATGTACATATCAGTGCAGAACTCAAGACAGCTGTTGAAAATGCCACATCATCTGCGACAGCTAACACATTTGTGAAGAGAGACAGCAACGGCAAATCTGCCTTTGCTGCAGTAATAATCAACGGAATAGAATTAACAGTAGAATAATGTCAGCACCGGCATCATCATATGATTTGCGATTGTTGAAGAGAAAAACTTCTCCTGCAGAGAACTTCCAGATTGCGAAGTTACTCACAGGGTATGCTGACTATGCTTCTGCAAAGACCTTGTTTCATATTGACAAGATCCTGCAAATTAAGGATGTCAATACTTCTGCGTTATTGTTTGTTGGGCTCATTTTTCCGGGAGGAACTAATGAGGCTTTTCACGCTGTTGCCAGGAAGGGTAACACAAAATTCAGGGGATATGTTGCATTACTTGATGCAGGGCTGAATTGTAAGCCTGAGAGACCAACTTATATAGTTACCGGTGGAATAAGTACATCAATCAACGTTCTCAATAACAGCGTTTCTTTATATGCTTCATTCAAAAGTGCTTTTTATGATTCGACAGCTGCTCAGATAACAATTGCAGAATCTTCTAACCTCAATATTTATGAGAGCGTTTCAGTAGGGTCTTGTGCTGAAAAAGAAACGCTTACTATCACCGGCGTTGTGCTTCTGATTGAGTCAATAATCTTCACGGTAGGAAAACAGTACTCCCTAACTCTCAAGGCTGAAAACAATGAGGGGGTTATTAATTCTGTTTCTGCTTTACAACTCTCACCGGCACCGGCTGCTGTTAATCTGAGATTCGGGTCCACCCTTAATGCAGCGATTGCTTCACAAAGTGCTAGTACAGTATATATATCACGAACGCTGAAGAATGTTGTCTCTTCCTCCGGGCTTGTCTTATTTGCAAATCTTCAGGCAACAACATATGCACCGACTGGATATTATGTAAGCATTGAGGCTAATGAGTTGGGAAGATATCCTTTTTACAGGGTAACAACAGCTTCAGGGCTAGTAACAGAGGTCGGTGAGATTGTAAGCAGGCATGCAGATGAATACTTCTACTTCAGTTCTGTGAGTGAAGCGGATGCTCTGTCTCATCCGGCTCAAAACATTATGCTGTATTACAATGTAATGCAGACACCGGTAGGATCGGACTTCGAACAGCGCAAGTATTATCAGGGAACATTCGCAGATTCTTCACTAGCTGCTCAGGGTCACTATGTCAAGGCCGACAGGGTAACATCAATAACAGTTGATGAAAGTGGTATTGCATGGGTATTAATTGAAAATTAATGATATATGAAAAGAAACAAATTATTAGAGAAAATCGGATTCAGATATCTTGTCAATCTCAAAAGCAAAGAGATTCATAGAGTATCTTTCCTGAAAGAGTCTTGCAACCTCTCGGTGATGGTACATGCTTTCTATGCTCCTAAACTGCTTGTCCTTATACTGCTTCGATATGGTTTCAACGGATGCTGTCATTGTTACACTTCAAAAAACAATGAATCATGAAAGTACGCATTGGAAATGATGTCGTTGGCCTAGCATGGGATGTCATGCGTGAAGTGCTGCAAGATGAAAAGATAGTACAAATTCCGGAGGACTTTCAGGATTGCTTTGACATTCGTCTTGTGGCTTTTAACACCCGTGTAAGGACTACCAAAATAGTTCCAGAGTACGGAATACAAAACGGCAAGATCCTAGTTAATATCCCTTCAAATGCTATCACTGAGACTGGCCCTTATACCATGCTTTTGGAGTATAAAAAGCCTGATTCTGCTCTTTCTGTCGGTTACAGATCTCTTGCTGTTGATTATGTCAATGCATTTGAGATAGTGGCATCGTCACAGATGGAAGATAGTCAGGGAAAACAAATTACAAGCGTGATAAGTTATGCTTCATCAAAAAATGCATACGACTACTGGCTTGATTTCCACGTTGGATCTGTCGAAGATTTTGTAAACTGGATGCAAAGACCGGCAATCATAGCAGCCTTAAGGGTTGAAGCGTACATCAATCAGTCACAAGGGACTATCGACAACCTGAGTAACCGGGTTTCAGATATGGAAACAAGTATAAGTGAGTTGCTTGAAGAGCCGGAAGAAATACAGCAATATCCATCATATCTCAATTTTCCTAATGTCGGAAGTGATAAAGTCCTTTATATCGATACGACAGAAAATAAGTCATACAGGTGGGATTCTGTAAATCTAAAGTATTTTATTATCAATGAAATAGATATAGAAATTATAAACGGAAACTTTTAATCATGACAAAAACATTAAATGCGAGAATCATAGTTCGCAACAATACTTCTGCGAACTGGACTAGTACAAATCCTGTCCTTATGGCCGGAGAAATGGGTATCGAGAAAGATACCAAGAAATTCAAATTTGGTGATGGTGTCAAGACTTGGGCACAACTTGACTATGCATCTGCAAATCCTGCTCTTCTTAGATCTGTCAATCCTACTGCAGCCGACAGCTCATATGATGTTGGGGTGGTATGGGTTAACACTGCTTCAAAGAAAGGATTTCTGTTAACAGATAATACTGCAGAAGCTGCTGTATGGAAACAGATTGTAACCTCAGATGATATTGTTACTCTTGGTGATATGACCAAGGCTAATTTTGCAACGATAGACCCTGCAAATGGCTATGTCGATAAGGCAAAGCTTGCTGATGAAGCGACAGCTGCCGTAAAACTAAAGACTGCACGTACAATCGCTATAACGGGCGATGGTACCGGTTCAGGCAGCTTTGACGGGTCCGGAAACGTATCCATTGCAATGGTGCTGGCCAATATCGTTGCTGCCGGCACAGGATGTAAGATAACAGTCAATGCAAAAGGTCAGGTCACAGGAATTGCTGCTCTTGCAGTTTCAGATATTCCGGCCCTTACAGCTGCAAAGATTACGGACCTTGGTACAGCAGCCACTAAGAATACCGGTACAGGAATCGGCAACGTGGTTATAGTGGGGGCAGATGGCAAGATAGACGGATCTCTAATGCCATCAATTGCAATTACAGATGTGTTTGAGGCAGCCAGTCAGACAGCCATGCTTGCTCTTTCTACTGCAAATGTTGGTGACGTTTGTATACGGTCAGATATCAACAAGACTTTTATACTGAAACAAGCTCCTTACAGCACACTTGCAAACTGGATTGAGCTGAAGACCCCGACAGATACAGTGCTTTCTGTGAACGGCCAGACAGGGGCAATTACCCTCACAACTGCCAACATAGCAGAGGGGACGAATCTGTACTGGACAGAAGCTCGTGGTACAGCGAATTTCAATACCAATTTTGCTCTTAAATCATCAAAGGGTCTTACAGATACAGGCGAGATCGTGTATACTACAGATGCTCTTATTCTAGACGGAGGGAACTAGCATGGCTAAGACAGTTTCGGTTGTTCATAAACAGCGAATCAATACAGCTGCCAATTGGGCTGCTAGCAACCCAGTTTTATTGCAAGGGCAAATAGGAGTGGTATCTGATACCACTCCTGTAAAGTTTAAGATAGGAGACGGAGAAACAACTTGGAATAACCTGAAATATGCCGGGGATGCTTTTGTTTCTTTAGGAACAGCTACATCTGTAGCAAATATGCCTATTGATAAATCTCATTTGTCGATCAATGTTAGTGCTAATGAAGCTTTGTCATATGCCAGTACACCAGCTGAAGGTTTTCATCAGGTAATCTTCCTGAGGAATCGTACTACAGTGTATGTTGATATTACTATACCAAATTCAAACGGATGGGTGTCTTACGTCAGAAATAATTATCTGTCAATGCAAACCATGTCTGATGCGGAATTGCACATATTTTACCAAGGGGGTATTTTTTACACCATTCTCTCAACCTATAGAATGAGTTAACAGTATGGATTTTTTTGAACTACTATCCTATATTGGCCCTGCGTTGGGCGGTATAGTTGGAGGTGGCACATTTATGCACTACAGGGCAAGAGCCAAACAAGAGAAAAACACTGCAAAGAAGGGAGAATTTGAGATTCTACAACAACAGATAGAATTTCAAGGAACACTCATCACAAACTTTCAGAATGATTCTCTCTTGAAAGATGACAGAATCATGAAGCTTGAAAAGGAAAAGGAAGAGATAAAATACCTGCAGGGAAAACATGACCGAAAACTCTCAGGCATCCAGAAGCTTCTGACAAAAGAAGTGGGGCATAAGAAATATGCTGAAAGGCATATCTGTCTTAATGTTGAATGTAACCTTAGAAAACCAGCTTTAGGGGAATTCCACACGGAAGACCCGGAACTCATAAATCTATAATCATGATATTTGAAAATCTTATTAAGGAAAACAGGCAGGAATTCATTGCAAAAGTGATTGAGGTCGCTGCATACCTTCGGGTAAAACCGGAGCATCTTATGTTCTTGATGTGGTTTGAGACAGGGCACACATTGAACCATAGAACACAGAATAGAATAGGAGCAACCGGGCTGATTCAATTCATGCCTCAAACTGCACGATTTTTAGGAACCACAACTGATCAACTTAAGTCAATGACTAATGTTGAGCAGATGGAATATGTCAAGAAACATCTTGGAGTGTTCCGGGGTAGATATCGCGATTGGGTTGACCTATACTGTGGAATATTCTGGCCGGCAGCTGTCGGCAAACCGGATTCATTCAGGATAACTTCAGACATCGTGGCAAAGCAGAATCCTCTTTTCGACATCAACAAGGATGGAGATATCGAGAAAGCGGAGATCCGCACAGCATTACTGAAACAAATCCCATCAGAATATAAAATGTACTTCTTATGAAAAAGTATCTGTTTGCAGTAATATTTGTCCTGGCATCTATAATAGCTGTCGGGACAAATTACATACAACATCTCAAGAAAGAACATGACCGGCTCAGTAATAATCAAAAGGTATTGCTTGAAAATACCATCCGTTACTACAAGACAAAGACCGGTATGATGGCAGCCAGTTCACAGGCACTTGTTTTGGAAATAAAGGATCTTAAGACATCCAGACGGGAATTGCTTGATAGTATTCATACTTTGGGGATAAAGAACAGGGATATTCAATCCATTATCTCTACAGTGATGACAGTTAAAAAGGATTCAAATACTGCTGTTCCACTTGTTAATACTACGTTCAATAATAAACCGGCCAAAACTTACAGTTATAAAGATCAATACCTGACATTATCAGGAATAATACAGAATGATTCAATAAGACCGGCCATGAACACAATTGTACCACTTACTCAGGTGGTGCATGAAGTGCCAAGGTATTTTTTAGGGTTTATAAGAGTACGACCCAAAGAAGTCCGGATTACCACGAAGTCAACAAATCCATATGTCACGATAATGAGTCAGGAACTAATCCGGATTGAAAAATAAAAAAGGGGCTATATCAATAATCTGATATAACCCCTTTCCCGTACAATCATTGTTGGATAACTATACGGTTACTGATAGTAAGTCTGTCCCCAATTCGTGCAACGCTGTAATAATCTTCATACTTTGACTCTTTCTTGGCTTAGATGCCCCTGTCCGGTATCTGCTTAGCTGCCTTTTGTCGATACCTGTAATTTTAGACAGTGCGGTACCGGTGATAATTCCATCATAGAAATATAATAAGCTGGCAATGTCAAATTTATAGACAAAATCATATTCCTCGTTTAGCACTTCCGGATATTGATCAGCATCTTTCTTTGCACATTCTATATAGAATTCGATGCTTTCTGCCAATTCTCTTTTTAGGTCGGAAAAGCTACCTGAGACGGCAACTATAAACCCGTCTATTATTTCAAGGTTTGCACAGAAACCGTTTTCTGTTTTTGCAATGTTCACAATTAATTTTTCCATATATTTTTCTTTTTTAGTCAGGGCTAAAACTTTAACCCTGACTGCTTTTCGATTGATTTTAAAATATTTCCTGTTACATCATCTGAGAGTTTACCGTTAACTGTCACTTTTCCAGATTTGCTCTCATGCTTGAATTGCCGATGGCTGCCTTTTTGATGAACGAGATGCCATCCATCCTCGTTCAATCTCCTTAGGATCTCTGATACTTTAATTACTTTCATTTTCCGTAGTGTTATCCAACAGTACAAAGATAGACAATATTCTACTATTTGCAAATTATTTTAATAAATATTTACATTAATATTTACTTTTAGCAAATATATTTATTTGCTTAATTGAAATATTGTGTTTATCTTTGTTACAACAAACAGGGATTACGGCCCTTAATTATTAACATTTAAATTAAAGTATCATGAAAAGAGTAGCATTAACAGACAGGTCAGGTCAATGGTTTGATTCGGAGAAAGCGGATTATTACAAGGAAGATTCATACCATGACGGTAGAAATTTCATCAGCAAGGCAACCGGATCACAGTGGGAACATGAAGCAATTTATGTCACTAAATCCGGAAAATTCATCCTTAATCATTGGTCTAACTGGCAGGGATCAAGCGAGACATATGAATTGATCTCTAAAGAACAGGCGGCAGAATGGTTCGCAAAACAAGGATTTCAAGATGACCAGATACCTGAAGTATTCTCTAAAGAGGTGGCTGCATTAGAAATAGCGTAAATCTTAAAAGAAAAACCCCTGACTTTTACGGGAGTCAGGGGAATTCTTTCCTCAAAAGTATCATGATGAAAGAGGCAGGAATTTTCACAAAAGTAATAATTTAGCAACAAATATGATAGTTCATACAATGACAGAGGCAGAGCTGACACAGGAAGTCATGAAAGACATGTATAATGCTTTCAGATGGGAGGATGTCAACTCTAACAAGTTCAGGAGAATAGTTCTTAAGACTACCCGCTTTCCTGTGTATGCAACATTTTCATACAATTCTCCTCGAAAAAACAAATGGCTTATCCTTCTTGAGGCAAGAACAAAGAAGGAGTTTGGAGATTCTAGCCGATGCACTTATGTTACAACGTATGATTCACCTCATGGCATATATGCTGTGATGGTTTCTTGGGTTGAAAAAAAACCTCAATTAATTTTATATCCTCCACATTTCTTCTCTAGATATAGGGATCGTATGCAGATAAGCCTTAATGGGCTATCTCTTATGAATCATTTCTTTAAGTATAATTATAGTTATGTCTATGAAATCAAGAGAAAGGAAATAAAAGAAAGCCACTTTTCCATTGAGGTGTATGGCTCATGCCGGGATGGTGTCTGTCTTGGTTTTATGACAAGTGAGGATAACATCATGTTCAAGACATTCATCACATATGACATGCTGAAAGGCGAACAGATTGAGAAATTTACAGAGAATGAGAAGTATAGACAAGAAATTCACGAAAAATAAATTTTGCCATGATAACAAAAACAATTAAAATCAATGAGAGTCAAGAAAAATTTCTTCTTGACAATTATAAAAATGTGAATCAGGGTATTCAGGAATGTATCAATAGTGCCATGTACCCCGGAAATGATCTTGATATCCTGAAGTATATCCGGGCTTATTCAAGAAAAGAGCTAAAAGGACGGTTCACGAAAGAACAGTGGTTTTTCTTATTCGATTCACTGAATGGGAGTATCATTGACGGTATGTTCCGCTGTAATGTTAATGCCTTGATAATCCATTGTGAGGATGCAGAGGAGTTTGAAGGCACGGCAAGAAAGTATAATATTGATCTTTCTGAATTGATCGAGAAATGCAAAGCCCTCACCGGGGCACAGGTTGATGCCTTATATACTTTTGTAGAGGAATTCTGGAATGATGAGAACCGGGATCTTGATAGATACTCGGCTATATTAGTTTGACAATTGAAACTAAAATAAAGGTATATTCTGTTGTATAAGCCGGGTTTAGAACGACCTGGCTTTTTCTTTTATTTCAAGCTGAGCCCTTGCATTTCTTTTTTTAGCATATATTGAAGTTATCGTCAGCGAGCTGTGATCAGCCTGCCCTTGCACAAAATTAGGAGCTACACCACTATCTAGCATATCAGTAATCCCGCTGTCTTTAAGTGAGTAGAATTGTATCTCCTTAGGCCACTTCATTGCAGGACGTATGAAGTCTGACCAGTATCTTGCGATGATCCGTCCTTCTGCTCTCTGCTTCCCGGGCATGAATGCGAATCTTGGCAGGGAACTGAAGAGATAGTAGTCTGGTGGATAGTCTAAATTCAATTTCTTTATGTATTGCATCATTGCATCTGGAATCGTACGGACACTGTCATTATCATTCTTTGCTATTGCTTTCGATATATACACTACTTGTTTTGTCAGATCGATATCCTTAACCCTCAGTAACAGTATCTCCTTAGGACGGAGAAAGCAGTAATAGCATAACAAGCACATTACAAGGTAATTATTATTACCCTTGCTTTCAAGGTATCGCAACAGTTTATCTCTCTGTTCCTTGCTGATTTCGTCCCGCTTCTTTTTCAACAGCCTGTTAGGCATTCTTTTGATATGCCCGAATGGATTCATAGTCACATAATTGAACTGCATCATCCAGTTGAACAGCAGCTTGAAGAATTTAAGATAATTATTGTAAGTCCGCGCAGAAAGGCTCTCATCAGTCTTTATTCCGATCATTATATCTGATGCTAATCTTACATCGAAATCAGAGACATACATCTGTTCAGAGTAGTTGTTCCTGACAAGGTAGTCCTTAAGGTACTTCATGAATGATTTATAGGTTCTTACCGTATGCGGTTCTGACTCCTTCTCGTGAATTCTCATGAATATATCAAAGACTTCGAATAGCTTGTGAAATGCTTTCGGGGCTTCTGCTTCGATGAAAGGATTCCATCCTGCCAATTGCTTTTTAGTTATGTCTGATATTAGTTGTTTTGCAACGGCCCTCCGCTGTTTTATTGACTTAATTCTATTGAGCTTTATTCTCAGTCTTCGTAGTTTCCCTGTAGCAGGATATATTGCGTAGTATGATATATACCATTCCTTACCTTCTGTAAGGCGTGGGGGTATATATTGCAGTAACGGGATAGTTTTTTGATGTTCTGACAT